AGATCGTTATCTATCTGAAGATTATATGTTCTGTCAATTAGCACATAAAATTGGAATTAAAACCTTTCTATGTCCTTGGATGAAATTACAACATATTGGAACATATGTGTTTAATGGTAATCTTCCTGATATGGGAGCCTTAGAATACGCAGCCCATGGATATGATACTGAAAGTCGACCTTTTCTTGAGGACCGAAAAAAGAAATTAGAATCAAAAGGAATGAGCAGAAAAGACAGAAGAGCTCTTGCCAAAGAAAAACGGAAGGATTCTAAAAAGAAGGACAAACCTGATCATACGGAGAGTCCTAATCACCTATAGGAAATATAATGATTATACATAATGATACTATTGAAACATTAAAAAACTTCGCTGAGATTAATCAGAGCTTGATTATTGAAGCAGGAGATACGATAAAGACAGTTAGTGAACAAACAAACGTTTTAGCAAAGGCTAAACTTGGTCAAAGCTTTCCTCAGGATTTTGCTATATATGATTTGAATAAATTTTTAGGAGTTCTTTCATTATTTGCAGAACCTCAATTTGATTTCAGTGAAAAATCAATAAAAATACAATCAAGTGTTGACGCTAATAATTTCGTCGCAGGTGATTCCGTAGCTGAATATCAATTTGCAAATATGAGTTTATTTGAAAACGAGAGAAAGATCCTAGCAAAAGATATAAATTTACCGTCTGAAGAAGCTGTTTTTAGATTAGAAGAAAAATATCTTAGTTCCATAATGAGAGCAGCAGCGGTAATGAGTCTCCCAGAAATTGCAGTTGTAGCAAATGACGGGAAACTTAAAATACAAGCAATAGAAGCTAAAACATCTATTGATAGTTATGCAGTTGAATTAGGAGTTTCAACTTCTAATTTCAAAATGATTTTTAAAATAGAAAATCTTAAACTTATGAGGGGGTCTTATGATGTTAAGATATCAGACAAAGGATTAGGGCATTTTAAAAATATAGATCGAGATCTAGAATATTGGATTGCAACTGAACAAACATCTTGAAATTATGACAAAAAATATATTATGGGTTGAAGCTTATAGGCCTCAAACAGTATCGGAATGTATTCTACCAGATCATTTGAAAGAACCGTTTGAATCTTATGTGACTACAGGCAATATACCAAATCTTCTTTTATGCGGTGGTCCCGGCATGGGTAAAACCACAATTGCGAAAGCAATGTGTAAAGAGATTGGCTTAGACTATTTGGTTATTAATGGTTCTCAAGAATCCGGTATTGATTTATTAAGAGTTAAGTTAGAAAATTATTGTAGTAGCGTTTCTTTAATTGGTGGTCGTAAAGTCGTTATTATAGATGAAGCTGATTATTTAAATCCTCAATCTACTCAGCCCGCAATGAGAGGATTTATTGAAAGATTTGCAGATAACTGTAGTTTCATTTTTACTTGTAATTATCTTAATAGAATTATCGATCCTATTCATTCTCGATGTTCGGTAGTTGAATTTAAGGTAGATAAAAAAGAATCTCCTAAAATAGCACAGCAGTTATTAGATAGGATTAAAGTAATTCTTAATGAAAATAATGTAAAGTTCAACGAAAAGGTTATTGTTGAACTTATTATGAAATATTATCCTGATTTTAGAAGAACTCTAAATGAATTACAACGATATAGCACCAGCGGAAGTATTGATAGCGGTATCCTTAGTTTACTTTCCGATTCTGATTTTAACGCTCTTATTAATGCATTAAAGGAAAAGAACTTTACAAAGGTTCGTAAATGGGTTGTTGATACAAGTCATACAGATGCTAGAACAGTATATAGAAAGTTATATGATAATTTGCATGACCATTTGACGCCAGCAGGATTACCACCAGTAATTCTTTTATTGGCAGATTATCAATATAAGAGTGCATTCGCTGCCGATCAAGACATAAATCTTACAGCATGTTTAATTGAGATCATGATAGAAGGCCAATGGCAATAAATCCGTTTGATTTTGTAAATGATATTAATTATAAGAAAAAAGATATACTAAGTGACGACTATGATAATCAATTAGAAGGACAATATAAAGCGTTTCTGGTAAATCGATCTTTAAGCTTTAATTTCGATACTATCCTTCAAGCCAATGAAATGAATACCAGAACTCATCTGGATAATAAACTTCAATACCACTATTTGCTAAATATTATCAGACCCAAGAATAGATTTGGTCGATGGTTGAAAGCTGAGAAGTATGAAGCCATAGATTTAATTGTTGAATATTATGGATACAGCCTTCAAAAAGCAAGAGAGGTTGTAGATATCTTCAGTGATGAGGATCTGAATACTCTTAGGCAAGAATTATTTACAGGTGGTTTGAAGGAGAACAATGAGCGCAGAGATAGATTCTCTCGTTGAAATTAAGTTAAAGCAACCCGACGATTTTTTAAAAGTAAAAGAAACATTAACGAGAATAGGTGTAGCATCTAAGAAGGATAAGACTTTATATCAATCTTGTCATATTCTTCATAAGCAAGCTAGATATTATATTGTACATTTTAAAGAATTGTTTATGTTGGACGGTAAACCTTCCAATTTTTCGGATAATGACGCCGCGAGGCGAAATACAATAGTAAATTTATTAGCCGAATGGGATCTGGTACAAAAAGTTAATAATGATGAAATCGATGAAGATAACATAGTTCCAATTAATCAATTAAAGATTATATCTTTTAAGAAAAAAGATGAATGGGAACTAGTTGCGAAATATAATATAGGTAATAAAAAAAATGACGACACTAAGTCTGAAAGCTCATAAATTATATCCCGACGTAACCCTTCCAACATTTTCAACACGAGGCTCCGCATGTTTTGATATACATGCATATTATACTCCTGAAATAGGATGTAAATTTTGGAATGACGATAGGAAAAAATTTATTGAAAGACATGATAAGAATATAGTAATACATCCTTTTCAAAGAGTCCTAGTTCCTACAGGGATAATTTTAGATATTCCATCGGGATATTCAGTAAGAATACATCCAAGATCTGGTACAGCGATTAAACAAGGTATGAGTTTTATTAATTGTGAAGGAGTGATCGATTTTGATTATATCGATCCGCTAATGATTCCTGTAATAAACTTATCAGACGTTCAATCAATTGTTATAAATAACAATGATAGAATTGCTCAGGGCGAACTTGTGAGATTACAACAATATAATATTGAAGAAATTAGCTCACCTCCTAAACAAAAAACCAGCCGAACAGGTGGTTTTGGGAGTACTGGCAAATGAGTAAATTTAAAGTTTTAGGGCACAGTTACGACTTAGAAGTATACGAAGAAGTTTTAACTGATCCCGAAAAAGGTACTATTGAATTCGACGAGGTCGGAGTGTATAGTGCCAATTCCATATTATATTTAATATGGATAGTGCTCAAACACAGATTTGGGCATTTAATAGCCGGAGAAGGTTGGAGAGATTAATTCTTGACCTTTTCTTTTCATATCATTAGGAATTGCTTGCGTAAGGGTTCTTAATGTTTTACTAAACGTCTTTGCTTAAAGAAGGAGGACATATGTTAACGACTAACGCACTTTCTGTATTCCCCACCCACAAACAATTTGAACAAGCATTAGGATTATCCGTTGGACTTGAAACAATGTTTGATAGACTTTTCGAGTGTAATCAACAAAACCAATCTTCTGGTTATCCACCTTATAACTTGAAAAGAGATGGAGAACACTATATAATAGAGTTAGCAGTTGCAGGACTCAGCGAAAAAGATATTATGGTGCATGTTGAGGATCGGGTATTAACTGTCAGCAGTGAAACAGAGAAAACCGATGAATCTTATATTCATCAAGGTATTGCTAAGCGCTCATTTAAAAGATCTTGGACTTTAACTGATGATATGATAGTTAACGACGCGGTTATGACCAGTGGAATGTTAATTATCACCTTAGAAAGAATTGTTCCTGAGGATAAGAAATCTAGACGGATCCCAATTGTAACTAAATAATTTATTTTTCGTAAATTATACAGGAGGGGGCGTTATAAATATGTTATATAGAAATGTGGTCATAACAAACCCTCTTTTAGGATTATACAGTGATAGATTTATTAAATACAGATGAAGATATTAGAGTAGCACAAAATTTTACTCTTCCCGAACTTGTGAAAAGTTCAACGGCGGCTAGATTGGGAATATCCAATATGCCTGATACCGCACAAATTTTAGTTAACCTTACTAACGTTGCAAATCATATTTTACAACCGGTAAGAAATGAAGTTGGACCACTTCGAGTTAATAGTGGTTATAGAGGATTGGCTCTGAATAAGGCAGTCGGCGGATCTAAAACTAGTCAACATTGTTGGGGAGAAGCAGCTGATTTTGAAAGTTCCAGAATAGGTAATTATAAATTAGCGTGCTGGATTAAAGAAAATTTAGAATTTGATCAATTAATTTTAGAATTTTATACTCAAGGTCAACCTAGTAGCGGATGGGTCCACTGCTCTTTTAAAACAAATGGTCAGAATCGCGGAAAAATTAATACAGCTCTGAGAGTAAAAGGAAAAACAGTATATAAAAATGGGCTGATTCAATGAACCGATTATTAATATTTCCTCTTTTGGTATATCTCCAATTTCTATATTTAATTGGGGCATATAAGACTAAAAGAAGTTGGGTTGATGATCATATATTATGGTGTTATAAGAAATTTAAATCTTATGGACACAAAGTGGAATATAATTATTTTGATAAATGAAATTTTATACAAACGTACACCAAATCGGTGATCATGTTTTAGTTAGGGGTTATGAAAACGGCCAACGTTTTGATGATCGCATTGAATATCACCCCACAGTTTTTATTCCTTCCAACGAAAAATCAAAATATTCAACTATTGATGGAAAATCATTATCTCCTATTAAGCCCGGTACAATTAAAGAAACAAGAGAATTTATTCGAAAATATGATGGAGTAGAAAATTTTCAGATTTATGGAATGACTGCTTGGAGATATAATTATATTTACGAAGAGTTTCCCAAAGACAAAGGTATTGATTATGATTTTTCACAACTCATAGTTGCGAGTATTGATATTGAGGTTGGTTCAGAACATGGTTTTCCGGATCCAATTTCTGCCTCAGAAGAAATACAAGCAGTTACTGTTGGAGCAAAAGGAAAATATTTTGTATTTGGATGTGGTGAATATAATAATACTAATCCAGATGTTGAATATTTTCACTGCGCCGATGAAAATCATTTAGTTCAAGAATTTCTTTCTTTTTGGGAAAAGTTGGCACCTGATATTATTACAGGGTGGAATATTCAAGGCTTTGATATCCCATATTTAGTTAATAGGATTTCTAGATTA